TAAGCAGAGCGCATTAACCAATATGCGACAGTCCCTTAGGGTGCCTCGTCATGTTCAGTATACATGCGTATGAGTTCGTCATCCGCAGGCATCATGACAGCTGTACGACCGTCCTCATTAACAACACCTATGGTCTCACCGTTTTCAACTCTAGCAAATAACTCGTCCCAATTATCTTCCCACTCTTTCACAGTAAAGACCTCAAACTTCATCTAATGCCTCCTGAATGCTCTTGTATCTTAGCGTGTTGTTGTCGTATGGTGTGGGATCCCAATCAACTGGGCACCAATGGAAGTACATGTTCCTGTAATACTCTCCAATAAACGGTGTTGATCTTGCATGGACACAAAGACTTTCATACATTAGCATGTCTTGCTTATCAAAAGTTACTTCGTGATGCTTTCCTTCATGATCAATAAAATCTAATGGCCATTTGACATCTGGATATTCATCAATATGTACAATCAAACTTATGATATGAGTTTGTATCTCATCTCTATGAACACATAAGATAGAATCTCTCATGTATGAGCGTATTCCATATCCCTGAATAAACTCCAATTCTTCACCACACCACTCTTCCATCATTGGTTGAAGTCGCTTTGCCCAGCGACGGAAGATATGTTGCTGTATATTTGCTCTTAGATAAAAAGGTCTTGGGTTGTCATACATCGCGACAGACCCACCAGCAACAGAATGACCATAGTGCTCTTCATAATAATAGTCTTGCTGAATGTCAGTGAATCTTGCTTGATTGTATGCAACTGCCATGTCAAGATAAAGGTCATCAGGAACCTTCGTCTTTTTAAATCCTTCTTTTGTAAATCTTGGCCAAGGGTGTTCAATCATTTTAATTTAGGTCCATACATCCAAGTGACAAGAGAGACTCTCCTACCATGAGTGACAGGTGTTACTCTATGAGGAATTCTAGAATCAAAAACAATAATAGTTCCCTTCTCTTTTGGTGTGTTTACTACATTTCCATGATAATCAATGAACTCAAGATCTCCACCAATGTACTCTGTAGGGTCACTAACAAGAACACTAGCACTTAACTTTCTAGTAAACTTGCCGTCAGTAGAAGTTCCATAATCACTGTGCCAATCATAGTGACCATCTTTATTATAAACAGATATCTGAACACTCTCTAAAAGATTTAGATCATACTCCCAATACTTTCTATTTGCTAATCCAATGTAATGAGAGATGATACTAGTAGACCAATGCTCTTCATTCCACCAGTTTAACTTTGAATTCCTAATAGAATGATCTTTCTTACCGTACAGTTCACCACCAACTTCTGCATCATAAAACTCAATTTTAAACTCCTCCATCTCACGGAGTTCTTCTACCATTACATCAACGATCTTTGAGGGAATAACTTCTCGATAATAAACAAGAGGTTGCTCTGCAATTTTATGTGTGCCCTGAATTACTGGATCAGCAGTCTTATACTTACTTACGTACATTGGTGACAAAAGATTATATAAAAAATCGGGATGACAGGATTTGAACCTGCGGCATCTCGCTCCCAAAGCGAGTGCTCTACCAAACTGAGCTACATCCCGTCACTCAGTTATTGTATCGTACTAACCCAGTTCTGTCAATACTTCATCTCTAATATAAGAGACAATAAGAACTCCTCTTCTTGCAGCAGATCTATTGTATGCATAATGAGGTGACAACTTCTCATCAAACAAATTCAAATCTGAATTATTTAATATTCTTTCCTCATCGTTGACTACCAGTCCACTCTCATCATCTGCTGGAATATCCAAAGAGAAGTGGTACTTAATTACACTGGAATCTGCATAGTTGGGATCAATTCTCTGATCTCCATCACTATGAGGTTCCAACTCTACTCCTGGTTCTAGAATAGAGAAGACTGCTAATACTGGTTTAATTGGTTGACTAAGGAGGAGTTCTGTCGTAAAGCACTCCCTACACATCTTTGGAACTCTACTAATTGTCCTGCGATTAAAGACAAGAGGACAAATCTTCCAAGGACTACCTTCAGTTACTGTTGGAACAAACCCCAGGAAGTCATCATCGGGATTTGCAGTCAAATCATAGGTATGAGAGTAATCAATAAAGAAATCATAATTACGCATCTTTATATAATCTTCTCTGATCTGTCCATAATTATCAGTGAAGATCGAAGTATCTATTTTACTAAGACTAGGATCAACAAACATTATCTTCAAAAAATTGTTTGATTATTTATTCTTCCATCTTCCGAAGAATATAACCTAACAAAATACCACTGCACCATGCAACGTAGAGGTACATTGTGTAGGAGACAAACTCCCAAAATTCATTAAGCGGCATCTTCTTCTTCGTGATCGTAGGTTAATCTACAGTCCCAAGCATAATCTTCTTCCCACTCTGGTTCATATAGTGGGCAAGGTTCTTCAAATAGATGACCCATCCTCAGTTGCTTGATTCTCTCTTTCAATCCTTTGTAAAACTCTCTCTTCTCGTCTGGATTCATCTTCTGCTTTCGTTTAAAAAGTACTCTGGAACTGGACATCCTTTAAAATCATTTATCTCATCCACTGCCAAGACAAACATGGTACAAAACCCAACACAAAAGGCAAACAACATTTGTGGGAAGTTATAGTTTCCCATGTATGCTGTTGGATCAGGTTCATCATCATGAGGATGAATCATCTTTGCGATTTCCTCTGATCGCTTCTTCGATTTGTCTTCTAACTCTGTCTCTTGCTTCTGGGTTTTCGGTTTCTTTTCTGGAGTATCCATGTTTTTGATGATAAATGAAGTGTCCTTGACATATCATAGTTACTCCAAAAACAAATAGGAGTACTACACCTATCCAATCTATAATGTGATTTTCAACCATGGGAATATCGGATCGATTACTCCGATGAGCCGTAAGAGACCTTCAGCAAAAAGAGCAAGAACAACCCAACCGACACACATAGAAATAATTGAGGCGTTCCGATTGTGCTTGCGAATTGCTGCATCGATCATCTCCTGTACTTCATCTTTAGTAGTCCACTCGGGCGGTTCAGCACCCTCTCCCCATTTGTTAAACATTAGATTTTCTCCATAGCATTTTGCAGTTCTCGGGAATGTTCAAGTTCATCATTTAAAATTTCAAGTATCTTGTCATCTTGTCCTTTGTCTGCAAGATGCTTTGCGTATGTTGTAGCAGCATGAATCTCTACTTCATACGACAAATGGTATGCAAGGCGAGGAGCCAACCAGTAATAAACCACATTGACCCAATAGTAGATAAGTACGAGGTGTTTGGCGACAAAGCGATCCACCCAATAAGCATTACCGCCCCGACTTTCCATATACTCCAGATGTTCTGTTTCATTGACGCTCTGATCGAAGTGTTCTTTCATGAGATAGAGATGTTCGGGTCCGCGAAGACCCATACTTTCTCTGAAATGTAGTACACTCAGAAACGCAAAATAGGGTGCTCGAGCTATTTCCTCAAGCACCCAGAATCTCTGATAATCCCGACCTCTATAAAGGAAGTCGAGTATTGCAACAGTGATGTCTAAAACAACAATGTTGAATTTTTTCATTGGACATGTACCGTACCGATCATGCCTGCACCTTTGTGAGGACCACACCAATAAGTATAGTCACCCGCATCGGGGAATGCAACATCAAACTCTTCGCCAGGCAACATTGCCAGGGATTCGTGACCTAATTCGGGATGGTCTTCTACCACAACATTGTGAGGTGGTAGCATGTTGTTTACAAAATGAACTGATTCTCCAGCAGCGATAGTAATTTCTGCTGGTTCAAACACTAGATTACCGTCGTAACCCATTTGTACATCTACTGCCCATACGGGGGAAGAGAAGATAAGTGTAGCTAAGAGTGCAAAGAAAAACTTCATTAAGTATTTGCAACTACTACTATCTATCTTCCCTTGATATCACTCATCTGCAAGTTTGTCTAGTTCTCCTAACATTCTCTTCCGTTCGTCAATCTTACCGTCAATATATCCTGCTCTATACTCCCATGTCTGTCCACCCTCTTGTCCTTTTTTAGGGTTGATGCAACGATGGTCACCTAATTTATTACATACCAGACTTGCTAGATCTGCTTCACTGCCTTGATTACCAGTACCACCCCAGATGTGTTGCCCATTGATCCAAACAGCACCACATTTCTCACATTCTTTACGCTCTAACTTAAGGTCTGAAAATTCGTTGTCAGACATGATCGTTGTTCCTCCTGATAATTCCTAACTGTTTTTCAAGTTTCTTCCGCATGAAGTACATCCTCACTTGGATAATGGCATACCTGACCGATAGGTCAGCATAGTGAACTAACCGCATGGTAGATTCGTACCCACCAATAGCAATCAATCCAATAAAGATTGCAATGCAGATGTAGAAACCAACCATATGAAGTATCACTCTGATACCATTATAGGTCTATTTAGAGATATTGTCTGATATAATCCGTTACAAATCAGCAATTCCAAGCACGGAGAGACTTGTTGATTCTGCTATCGGGATCACTTGCAGTCTTTGCAGAGGTAAGTTTCTTCTTCATGCCCTTCATTCTTGCACAGAAGGATGCACGACGCTTATTACCTTTTTTCTTAGAAGGAGCTTTGAGATCACTACCAGGATTCTCACGCTCATAGGACTTGCGTCCCTTCTCATTCAAACCACCAGACTTATTCTTACCTTCTTTGCGTTGCCACGCAGCAGATCCTTCTGTAATCTTCGCAACAGAATCATCGACCTCGGGAGCATCGCAGTCTCCCGTGGTCAATGGTTTCTTTTTCTTTGCTTCAGATAACAACTCAGAGATATCAGAATATGAAAAAGACATGCTTAGTATAAGCAACTACCTGTCTATTATTTAGTTAGATTTCTTGCTTCTTCTTCTTTCTTACCGATAGGTGGTGCTTTCTTAGGAGCAGCACCATTTTTAGCAGGAGAGAGTCCGAACGCAGCTAACGATCCAGAAAAGACCGAGGCTATAAATGTGGGATCGAAATCTAAAATCTTTTGCCCATTAGGCAAACGCACATAAGAGAATGTAAGAAGGGAGGCGGACCAAATAAGGACCACAACTTTCACCAAATTACCAAGAACTTCACTCTTGTCTTCATCTTCATCCTTCTCTTCTACTTTTGACTTTGTATCTTCAGTCATAACCTAGAAGTAAGGCGAAACTATTTATCGACAGACTCGTTTTCGGAGAAGTTATATTCCATCAACATAGCAAAGTATCTTTCTTTCATTGCCAGTAACCATTCTTGTTCTTCTGGTGGTCTTGCAGGAGAACCTGGCCAGGTTTGAATGGCATACAAAAGGTGACTGTACATGGCACGAACTTCGTCAATGCCTATATTGACGCTGCAATACCAGTCGTCTTCGTAGAGATCCTTCATTTGTTTTTGTTCATTTCTTTGAGCATCTTTTGCAACTCAGCAGTACTACCAACGAACATAGCGTTATTTGTGACATTAGTCGGACCTTTTTGCTCCTCTTTAATGTCCTTCAGATCTTTTTGTAACTTGAGGAACTTGTCTGTTGTATCAGCAACACTTTTCAGCAACTGACCTGCCACTTCATACGCTCTGGGAGATTGTGTCTCCTCAGCAAGTTCCATAATACCATTGAGCGTTTCTTGCCCCTTCTCGATAAGAGAGTACAAGTTTGCCCTAGTATACTCATAATCTTTCTCTACATCTTCCTTTGTTAAGCGATCAGGTTTTTCTTTCTCTTTCTTAACAGGAGTTACATCTACCGTTTCACTGGTAGTGTTCAATGCGTCATCGATTTTACTGAAATCTTGACTCATACATCCTCCTGTCTAGTCGGACTATAGACCTTACCATCATCAAACATGGTAGTGGTCTCGCTGAATCCAAAGTCGTCATCAGGTTCTGCTGTGATCGGATCGGGAACAGCAGTATATCTCATCTCACGCTTCGCAGTCTGCTTATCAGTATTCGAGTAGTAATCAACCTGAACCTTACGGATAAGACCGTCAGTGCTATCTGCGATAGGACCAAACAGATATGTCTTTACACTAAAGTTTAGAGTATATGTGAGAACCCTTCTAGTAGAGAAGTCTCCTTCATACTCATCACTAAAAGAAATATTTTCCAACACGACTGGCATGTCTCTTTTTTCGCCAATCGAATCAATTAAATCGACAGTAATGTTAAATGATGGTTGAAAGAATGGGAGAATCTGTTCAACAATTTGTAGAGCATCATCATTTAATTTTGTCATGATGTTGAGTTCAAACCCAACATTATATGGAACAGGCAAGAATACTTTCTTTACCCGATCATTCTCATCAATCGCCTTGAATGTTTTTGTTACTGAAGTCTTTCTCTGAGAATCGTAGGTAATACTATTCATCTCAAAAGACATTCTTGGCAATGTGATTGCCGTTGTCTTATTCAATTCTTGCTGCTGTTGTAACTTAGCAAGAAACTTAGATCTGGGTCCATAGGCGAGAGGAACCTTCAGATCACTAATAGTTTTTCCAGATTTATCTTCCTTCTGAATATGAACTTCATTGAAGAGTGTTCCGAAAGCAATGACTGTCTTTCGGAGAATCTCGTGATAAAAATAAGTGCCTAACATCAGAAGTTACCAAAGGGATTACGCTCAGTGAAATCAAGGATACCATCCGCTTCAGTTTCAATTTCATCATTAAAGGTAAATGTACTCGTGGTATCAATTCCTGTATGAGATAGAATCTGATATCTGGCAGAAGATGCTGTCCCTGTAATAAATTCACCTGGGAAGAACATACCACTATTTATTGAGATCTCTAACTTCCTGT